GCGAAGGATATGTTTATGAAATTATTAAACGCTCCAATAAAACATATTGCAGTAGAAAACCCTGTGCCGTTAAAAGTAGTTGGATTGCCTAAACATAGCCAAGCGGTGCAACCTTACGAGTACGGACACGAGTATAGTAAGAGAACCCTGCTGTGGCTTAAAAATTTACCATTATTAAAACCGACTGATGTAGTAGAAAACTATAAGCCTTATTTGCCTTCAAATACAGGAGGAAAGAAACGAGGACAAAGTTATAGTAGAGGGATAGCAAAAAATGCAAAAGAAAGTAGTAAGACGTTTGAAGGCATAGCGAGGGCAATGGCTGAACAGTGGCTCTTAGCTTGCTACTAACGTAAAAAATAAAGTTAAACAATTTTAATTTTGGGTAAACATGGTAGGTTAGGGGCGACGGCGGAAGCAAGGAGTTCGTCGCGCGTGCGGTCTCGGCTGGGCAAAAATATAAAAATTTTTATTACGAGCGCAAGGGTATATAAAACGGGCTTTTAAGTTTGTCTTTATATTTTTGTTTAATTCCCGCCCTTGCGCTCATAAAAATTTTTATTAGCCAATCCAGCGACGCGTCCGCCCGCGCGCTCACTTTCGCCTCTAATCTCTTTATTCATGCCTTAGCTTCGTAGGACAGCCCGGCTCATTTTCATGTTTAGCGGCCGCCGAGCCGCAAAGCCTAAAGCTTCGGGTGTAAGGGTGTAATGGCTTTAGTCTTTTCGGCTTTGCGGCGGCCGCAACCCCTTAAAAAAGAGCCTTCAAAATGAGCGGTTCTTGATTTCGTTGACTGACAATAAACAATCTCATTTTGAAGTCTCAGGGCTTCCGCCGTCGCCCCTAACCTTGTTTGCGTTTACAGATACACACACAAACATTCGGCTTCTACTATATAAGACTAGACAGACAAAAAGAGTAAAATTTTGAAATTCTAACACAAAAAAGGTCAACAAAAAAACTCCGAGAGCAAAACTCCGTAGCTCTCCGAGTTTTTTTGTAAATTACTGATTTTAAGTCGAATTTCAAAATTTTTTTTAACATTTATCAACAAACTTCAATAATCCTCTATAAAACACAGAGGGTTATTTTTTTTAACCTATTGACATTTGTAAAATTTGTATTATCTTTGCAGGACATTTGTGTAAACTAAAAGGCTATGCATAGAATCATCGGTCTTATTGCTGCGTTTGCAGTAGCGTTTTTCACGCTTCCAACATTGACCCCGAGTCCTGACCACATCAGCGTTGAAACAAAAACAAAAACACAAGTTACAACGCAAGAATTACAAAAGTCACCTGACCAAAGTTCAAATAAAACTTTAAATCAGGCTGACCAAATGACTGATTTAAAGACACTTATCGCTGACCTTGACCAACAGGTTAAACAGGCGAATGACCTCACCGAAGCTATTAACTTGATTATTAGTGGATTACTTGCTTTGCTAAGTTATCTAATTGGTAACAAGTTATCAGCGTGGTTGCAAAAATTGTTTAATAAAAAACGGTATAAAGTTTGACCTCCTTCGTACCAAGGCGCATTTAACAATTTCGCCAAATCGTTCATGGTCCGTTTATTACAATTTTATTTACAAACAATCTAAAAACTTAAAATCATGGCAATTTCACAAAATCCCATCACTGGTCGCATGCGCCAGAAAATGTCAAATGTCGTCTTTTCGACTGTTTTCAGCCAAAATGTTGTTCGTTCAAAACCGCTCACAGTGCGCAATCCAAAGACCGCGAAACAAATCAAACATCGTGAGTATTTTACAAAAGTTGTTCAACTTTGTAAAATCCTGAAAACCGATGAAGGAGTAGCAAAACGTTCTTCACGTACTGGTCGAAATCCTAAGATGTCAGCGTATTCATATCTTATCAAAGGTTTTATGAATGCTGAAGACAGAACCTCAACGCCTTACAAACCAATTTGGCCCAATGTGGACATTGGACCCGGAGATATTGGTTTAACAAATTTATCTTACGAAATCGCAACTGGTGACTTAAACGTAACTTGGGACGATTCCTTTTTGCCTACAAATGGAGCTGCTACAGATAATCTAAGACTGATTGTAATTGACTGGGAAACACTGGAATATCATATCATCCCAATCGCATGTCAGCGTCAGAACGGAGCAGGTGTGGTCAATCTTGAGGATAGGTTTACACACACAAACACCCCAAAAGGTGTAATTGCGTTTTTTATTTCTGCGGATAAGTCAAAATGGAGCTTTGAAGACCCAGCTCTTGTCACACCCTAAAAAATGCAAATAATTACAAACCAAGAACTTAATTCAAGCCTCCTGGAATTTTTAGGAGGCTTGGATTATTATTATCCAGCGACAAAAACAATTTTTCAGCTTTTATATGACAAAGGTTTCAGAAGTATAGAAGTAAATGATTTACAACGTTTTACAATAGTTAATGAAACTCAAATAAGATTTAAACCCGCAAAAAATAATCATTACCGAACTTTTTTGATTAAAGAATTTCCTGCCGACTTTATCGCAGCAATACAAAACAATTCGCCGAAATACATTTCAATTTCCTGCAACACAATGCGTTACACATTCAACAATTTGTATAAGTACCGGAAAGTTTTTTCGGGCGACAAAGAAATTTCATTACATTTGTTTCGATATAATTTTTGCAGAAAACTTTACGATTCGGGGGAATCATGCGAGCAAATAGGGGCGCGTCTTGGAGAGATAGATTTAAGTAATTTAGACAGTTACTTACACGCTGACATTTACAGGTATTAAAAAATATCACAAATGACCCGTACAAGAAAACCGCAATAAAAATTTCCGCTTTATTTTAACTTTTATTAACATTTATTAAGAAAAACTTAACATAAATTTAACATTGGAAAGGTACAATTTGAGCAAAAGGGTTGTACCTTTGCATTGCCATTATGGCTTTTTGCGGTTAGCCCTCTGGTGGCGGGGCATTTGAGCCTGGGAAAATTTAAATCCCGGGCTTTTTCCTTCAAAATGTTTCACGTGAAACAATCAGCAAAAAAATCGTAACCGCAAAATTCCAAAGGCGTCCACCCTAATAACATGGACGCCGAAATTGATAGGAAAACGGGAAAAAAAAATTTGAAAAATTTTTACAATGCGCAGCATGACTAAGTTTGACGATTATTTCATGAAAAAGGGTCGAATTGTTTCACGTGAAACAATTGGGCAAAATTCTGAGTTTATAATTTATAGAGTAATCGGGGATAATTGGAAAATTGAAAGAGCATCCAAATTTTTCAATGACTTTAATAAAAACGTAGATTTCAGAGAAGCATTTTTGTTGTGTAATGTAGTTATAGTGCGTCTCAGAGAAAAAAATTTATGCCCCTACTGTGTTGAATACTTTGAAAATTTAACACAAATTTACCAACATTTAAAATCATGGCACTGCTAAGTTTGTTCAATATTGATTGGAAACAACTTGCTTTTATATGCGAACGCCTCGACCTTGTAGCCTCAGTTTGCCAGATACAAGATTTTCAAACCTCCATTTTTGGGAAAATCGCAAGTTATCCGGACCATGACCATGAAATGTTTAATCTTAGTTACGAGCCTAAAAGCAAGATACTTAAACATAATCTCTTAATTTTAAAAGTAAACAATAAATTTTTATATTCCCAACAATTTAGAGCCGAGCTGGATAATCTAATAGAATTCTTAGAGTTAAAATTTAATAATGTCACCAGAATCGACTATGCTTTAGATTTCCAGTTTTTACGTGCTGGCCTTACCGGCTCAAGGTTTATGGAACTTTTAGCCAAAAATATAATAGACCTAAAATATAAGGGTAAAAAAACAATAATTTATCCAACTGAACACAGTAAGCCTCCCGAATACGTACGATTTGGTAATCATTCATCCGAATTTAACGTTTACATTTACAACAAAACAAAAGAGTTACAAGAACAAAAAGACAAGCCATATATTAGGGAGCAGTGGAAAAATTGCGAGTTTTTAGAGAATTTTCCAGTTTTTCGTTTAGAAATTTCCTTTAAACCAGACAAAACAAAATTTTTTCTAAATAAAGATAATCACAACAGTTTCAATAACTTAGACAATATTTTAAACTTAAACTTTCATAAAAGAATTTTCGTTTTTTTATTAAAAAATAAATTTAAATTTTATTATACTTCAGGCAAAAAAAGTATAGTTGATTTATTTTACTTACCTGAAACACAAGAAGATTCGAATGTTAAAATGCTGGTTGATTACGATTTAAAAGGGTCGGATAATTACATACGGGGAGTTATAAATTTCCTTGAAAAAAATAACAATGAGATTAGGGCTTATTATAATATTGATTCAAACGCTCTGTCCGAAACAATAGATATTTTGAAATTTATATATTCGGTTAAGTGATTCAAACAAAATTTAATAAAATGGTAGAAACATCAAATACAGCACAAACCGCAACTGACATATATACTATGTTAGCAGCTGGCGGTTTTAAAGTTTTAGTAGCCTGTGAAGAATCGCAGACAGTTTGCAAAGCATTTCGTGCGTTGGGGATAGAGGCTTATAGTTGTGATTTACAAGAGCCAAGTGGCGGACACCCTGAATGGCATATACAAGGCGATGCAGTAAAGGAGGCTTATAGTGGTAAATACGATATGATGATAGCACACCCACCTTGCACTTATATGAGTAAAGCAGGTGCAAGATGGATGTACCCAACAGCAGGGAATTTAAGCCAAGAACGATTTGAATTAGCAATGGAAGCGAAGGATATGTTTATGAAATTATTAAACGCTCCAATAAAACATATTGCAGTAGAAAACCCTGTGCCGTTAAAAGTAGTTGAATTGCCAAAACATAGCCAAGCGATA